GCTGGAACACTTACAACAGGTAGTAACAATATAGTTATAGGTTATAGTGCTAATGTTAGCGCGTCAGGCGCCGCTAATCAATTAGTTATTGGTTATAATGTGGCTGGTAAACTTGATAACTCTGTACAACTTGGTAACAACGATACAGTAATATGGCATCCAGCAGATGACAACGGTGTTGATTTAGGTAGTCAAGCGTATTCGTTTAAAGATGCGTATATACAAGGTAGTTTAAAAATAGGTGATACATCTGGTGCTACATACTTCCAATTCCCAACAACAACAGGTACATCAGGTCAATTATTAAAAGTACCTTCTTCTGGTAACGTATTAGAGTGGTCTACTGGTACAGGCATAGATCATTTTCATGATAGCTCACTTGGTACGATTCTAGTGGGTCAATCTATTAGTCCAAGTGGAAGTGCTATGCTAAACACCTCTTTAGGTGAAAAAGCCATGTTCGGTTTAACCACAGGAGATAATAATACTTCGATAGGTCATATAGCTGGTGGTTCAATAACAGAAGGTAGTTCAAATGTAGCAATTGGTGCTAGAACACTTGAAAGTTTAACTACAGGTAATTATAATGTTGCTATTGGTGATTACGCCATGCAAGATGATGATACTGGTAGTGGTAATGTAGCTATAGGTTATGAAGCCGCTATGGATATGAATGGCGCAAGTGAACTTACTCTTTTAGGTTATAGAGCTGGTAAAACATTAAGCACTGGTAGTAGTAATACGTTAATTGGTTACCAAGCAGGTACAGCTTTAAATACAGGTACGACTAACATTGCTATTGGTTCTAATGCTTTATCAACTGAAGATGCTGGTGTTTCAAACGTTGCGATAGGAGATGATTCTTTAACAGCTTTAAACGCTGGGACTGGCGGATATAATGTAGCAGTAGGACACGGTACTGGTAAATCAATGACCACTGGTGTTGAAAACACGTTATTAGGTTCTCTAGCAGGTTATGCAATAGAAGGAGGTTCTAGAAACGTTGCTATAGGTCATGAAACAGGTGTTGCGGTTACAAGTGGTGAAGATAATGTAATTATAGGTCACGAAGCTAGTAAAGCGCTAACAACTGGTAGCAGAAATATTGTAATAGGTACTGATGCTTTAAAAGCAGCAGTAGGCCGCAACAACAATATAGCTATTGGTCATGATGCTGGATTAGTTTACAATAGTAGTGGTAAGCTTTTAGCTATAGGTTATCAAGCCGCGATGTCAGAAGATGATCACGGACACATACTAGCAATAGGAGACTCCGCGTTAAAAAACTCTAATGCAGGTGGCACAAACTTTAACACAGCTGTGGGTCATTCAGCTGGAGGAGCAGTTACAAACGGAAGACATAACACGTTATTTGGTTATCAAGCTGGTAACGTGATTACAAGTGGTGGTGAAAATACTATTATAGGTTATGATGCTGATTCAAGCGCAAACAATACTAATAACGAAATTGTTATTGGTGCTACAGCGGTGGGACTTGGCGCTAATCAAACAGTTATTGGTCATAGTGATACAACTAAAACAAATTTATACGGAGCTGTTAATTCAATATATGCAACAGGTACCGCTGCTGGTGGCGGTATAGACGCTGTTTCACCTACAATTAGTGTAGCGGAATATAACAGTGAAATAGTAACCACTGTGTTTATAGATATAGGCGCTGGATTGATAGTGTCAGGTAGTGATACTAACGATGTTATTGGTGAAGAAGGAGTTGCAAACGCTTATGTAACAAGAATAACTGATGCAATAAATGGTGTTATTTATGCAGGTGAAATAATATGTCTTGAAGTGCCAACAACTGGTGATCCTGATATTAATGTAGCTGCTAATACTTCAGGCACCATTGCTGAAGATGCTGGTGGTGAAGCACAACACGTACTAGCTAACTGTGGTACACACACATTAGCATTAAAAACAGATTTTACAATACCTAGTGGCGGTATACAAAACGACTATATATATTTAACACATGGAGGTAGTACCGCTGGTACATACGACGCTGGTAAGTTTTTATTAAGATTTTATGGCGCTAAAGTAACTGGACTATAATATTAATATTTAAAAATCACAATGGCAAAAAAAGAAAAAAAAGACTTTAAACCACATATGATGTATTGTGAAGGTGGTAAAGCTCACAAGGTAACTACTTACAAAGCACATCTTGATTTAAAGAAAAAGGGATGCGGGCATAAAAAACCCGTAGATTATAAAAAAATGTAATCACGCTTGAAGGCTATGTATAAGTATAATGCAAAAGTAGATAGAGTTGTTGATGGCGATACCATTGATGCTTTAGTGGATTTAGGGTTTGATACTTGGAAAAAAGTAAGAATACGCATGATGGGTTTAAATGCCCCAGAATCTAGAACAAGAGATTTAGAAGAAAAGAAAAAAGGTTTAGCCGCTAAAGATAGGTTAAAAGAATTATTAAATAAAGAAACGTTTACACTACAATCACATGGCGTAGGTAAATACGGTAGGTGTTTAGGTGAATTATTTGTTGAAGATGTTAATATAAACAAACAATTGATTGAAGAAGGTCATGCTGTAGAGTATCATGGTGGTAAAAGATAAAAATGTTTCCATATTCTTATAAAAACAACAAGAAGTAGTGGTGAAGGGTAAATTCAACAACTTATCATGTAATAAGAGATCTAGTAAATCAATATAAATAAAAATACCATGGGATATAAAAGCGCAAATCAAACAAAAGCAGTTTGGGCGGGTTCTGAAGCTACTCCATTTGCAACATCTTAATATTAACTTTTAAAACATAAAATTATGCCATACGGAAAAGGTACATACGGAAAGAAAAAAGGAAGACCTGCAAAGAAAAAAAAGGTCATGAAAAAGAAAAAGAAAAAGTAACTAGCTATGCCTCGTAAAAAAAGTAACGAGCCTAGAAAAACTACAAAAGGTAAAGGTCGTAATTTCCGCACCGTCAAAGAGGGTGCGGGTATGACTAAAAAAGGTGTTGCGGCTTACAGGAAAAAAAATCCTGGAAGTAAGCTAAAAACAGCTGTTACTGGTAAAGTTAAAAAAGGTAGCAAAGCAGCTAAAAGAAGAAAATCTTTTTGTGCTAGATCAAAAGGCTGGACAGGCCCAAGAGGTAAAGCAGCTAGAAAAAGATGGAAGTGTTAATATGAAATCAAGAGGACTAGGAGACAGTGTGCATAAGTTTACAAAAGCCACGGGAATAAAAAAAATGGTAGATACAGTTTCAAGAGGTTTAAATATACCTTGTGGCTGTGAAGGCAGGCGTGATGCTATGAATATGATGTTTCCATATAGAAAAAAATAACATGAAAAAAAAGTTAACAGCTAATCAAAAAAGAATAGCAAAAGCCGCGCCACCATTTAATATAATAACTGGAACTGATTTTAAAGCTTTAAAAAAGAAAAAACGTGGTAAAAAGAAAAAATAAAAAACCTTGCTGGAAAGGTTACGTAAAAAAAGGTTTAAAAAAGAAAGGTAACAGAATGGTTAATAACTGCGTACCTATAAAAAAGAAAAGTTAATTATGGCTAAAGGTAAAAAAGACGCTTGTTATCACAAAGTAAAAAGAGCTGTTAAGGTATGGCCTAGCGCATACGCATCTGGACAATTAGTTCAGTGTAGAAAAAGAGGTGCTAAAAACTGGGGTGTAGGTAAAAAGAAATAATTATGTCTGTAAAAGGAGGAGGTACTTCAAAAGTTTGTTTACCATACGCTAAATATAAAAGTATGAGCAAAAAGCAGAAGCAAAAAGTTATCAATGCTAAAAAATCTGCTGCTTCAAAAGGTAAATACAAAAGATCTAGTAAATCAAACGTAAAAGGTGCTCGTAAAAAAGGTGCTACACTACGTGATTGGTTTAAAAAAGAAAAATGGGTTAACATAGCTACAGGTAAACCTTGTGGACAATAGGTAATATATATTATGGGATATAAAAGTGCAGCTCAAAGAAAAGCAGTTTGGGCGTCAAGAAACGAAAAGAAAAAAGGCAAAAAGAAAAAACGTAAGACTAAAAAGAAAAAATAACCGGCCCGGTTAAGGGCAAAAACCAAATGTTAAATTTAAAACCAAAACCAATGACATTTTTTTATTCGACTAAAACGTGGAATAGTCAACCACAAATTTCCAAAGAAACCGTAGAGGTTTGGAAGCATTTAGCTGACAAATCAAGCTGGAGAATAACTCAGCTACCAAATGGTTTTTACCAAACCGAGTACCAACATCCTAAGGAAGAAGATACTTGGATTGATGTAACCAGAAGAGAAACAGTTGAAGGAGCAGAAGCTGCTATCGACGGATCAGTAGATCACTACGGTAAAAAAGTAGAGTTTCTTAATGGCCCAAAAGTTGTTAAAACTTTTAAATAACATTAACTAAATTAAATTAAATTAAATGCAAAATCCACAAGACATTGTGAAGACTTTAAGCTTTGGTAGTGATGCTAAAGATAAAGTCTTTACTGGGATAGATAAATTAACACAAGCTGTTAGCTCCACACTTGGAGCTAGCGGTAAGTGTGTTATCTTAGAAGACTTCATGGGAAGACCCATGATTACAAAAGACGGTGTAACTGTAGCTAATTCTATAATATTAAAAGATCCTATAGAAAACATAGGAGCTACATTAATAAAAGAAGCAGCTAGAAAAACTGTTAGTGAAGCCGGTGACGGAACAACAACCGCAACTGTTTTAGCACATAGCTTGTTAAAAGAAGCTAATAATAAAGAAACAAAAGAAAGTTTAAGACAAATAAAGGAAGATATTCAAGAAGCATGTAATAGCACTATTGAGTATCTTGAAAAAATAAAAGTACCAGTTGAAGGTGATATGATTGATCAAGTAGCAACTATATCATCAAACAACGATAAAGAGCTTGGATCTATTATAGGTGAGGCTTTTAAAAAAGTTGGTAAAAACGGTACTGTAATGATGGATTCTGATGGAAAGTCAGAACAAACAACTGTTGAAGTTGTATCTGGTTCACAAATAAATCAAGGGTATGCTAATCCTAATTTTGTTACAGATACGGCTAAGCAAACAGTAACATTAGAAAAACCTTTAGTATTACTAGTAAGCTCACCAATAAGCATAGTTAGAAAGATACAAACGGTATTAGAATATGCTGTTCAAAACAATAGGTCAATACTTATTATAGGTGAATTAGAAAAACAACCAATGACAGCGTTGGTAATGAATAAAATAAAAGGTAATATAAAAGCTAATGTAGTTGCTCCTCCAGGTTTTAATTTCTGGAAAAAAGATTTTTTAGATGATATTGCGTCTATAACAGGTGCTACGCATATAAATGAAGAGTATGGAGACGATGTAGATTTAATTACACCTGATATGCTTGGTGAGTGTGAAACGTGTGTATCTGATAGTAGAACTACAGTATTAAAAATATCTGAAATAACAGAAGAAGCTAAAGCTAGAATAAAAGACATTGAAGATCAATTGAGTTCTAGCGATCCTAGTTTAAAAACAAAAAAGTTAGAAGAAAGATTAGCTATATTATCTGGTAACGTCGCAGTTATATCTGTAGGCGCAAACTCAGATGTAGAGTTGAAAGAAAAGAAAGATAGAGTTGATGATGCAATACATGCTACTAAAGCTGCTGTTAAAGAAGGTATTGTTCCTGGCGGTGGTGTTGCTTTATTAAATGCTGCAAATAATATTAAAAGTAAAAGTGATGGTGCTAGTATTTTTACAGAAGCAATAAAAAGTCCATATAAAAATATACTTGAAAATGCTGGTTTAGAATATGTACCACAAAAAGGAAAAGGTAAAGGAATTAATGTAGTAACTGGTGAAACAGTTGATATGATTAAAGAAGGTATTATAGATCCTTTACTAGTAACTAAAAGCGCGTTGAAAAACGCGGTATCTGTTGCCTCGACAATATTATCAACTGATTGTGTAATTAGTAATATGAGAGAGGAATGAGAGCAATAGGTAATTACTTAGTTGTAGAAGAAATAAAAGAAAAAGCTACTAAAACAAAAGGTGGTTTACTTCTTACAGACAAAATAAAAGAAGACATAAGATATAGACAAGGTGTTGTAAAAAGCGTAGGGGATTTAATTCAAGGTGTTAAAACTGATGATAAAATTTATTACGATAAACACGCTGGGTTTAACATAGAAATAGATGAAAATATATTTCTTGTAATAAAACAACAAGACGTTGTTATAGTCTTGTGAGAAAATTAGAAGCTAAAGATCTTAGAAGCATAGGTTTGTTAAAGCATTATCGTATTATACGTAAATGGGCTTGTAAGACATACAATTTAAAAGATGCTGATCTAGAACTTCTAATTTACTTTGATTGTATGGAGTTATTTACAAGAAAAGATTATATAGACGGAGTTTATACTTTTTCATGGGATAAAAATAGGTGGGAACGTTTAAGACGTAACGACTGGATAACAGTTTGGAGACAAAGAAACAATACAACTCAAAAATATACAATATATAAAACATCGTTTAAGTGTAGTCAACTTATAAGTAGAATATACAGGATGTTATTAGGAACAGAAGATTTACCAACTAGTATTAGAAGAAATAAAATAATGGAAGGTGGATCTTACTCAGATAAAGTAATGATTAAAGCTATAAATTTAGTCAACAAAGATAAAAACAGATAATAATAAAAAAACAAATTTAAAATGGCATACGGAGATATAACGGGTAGTCCAGATAGATATAGAGCACCAGGAAAACCAGGTGTACAAACAGTTAGAAGAGCTGTAGTGTTGAAAGACGCTAGTACTATTGGTAGTGCTGCTATAAACTATTTAGATAACACAAAAGATTTAAACGCACTTACAACAGTAGCTCATACAGAAAATGGAGCCGGTGTTTACATTGGTACTGCTGGTAATATATGTGTTAACCTTTCTGGTCAAAAAAAGATTGTAGATAACGGTACAGCAACTGGTGGTGTTAGTAATAAACTAGCAGATGATAATCAAAATTTTAGTAGCACAGTGTAAGCAAGAGATTTAGTAGTGAACACTACTGATGGTACAGTTGCTTTTGTTGGAGCTGTAGATAGTGACACTAGACTTAGTTTAGTAGATGCTGCTAATAGCGCTTCTGATATTATGGCTAGTGGTGAAAAATACGAAATACACAGACCGATATTATTTCAAAATATAGCGGCTGGATCTTTCTTACCAATTGAAGTTGACAGAATATTTGCATTTGCAACTACTGCTGACGATATAATGGCGATATACTAAAACATGGCTTTATTAGGAATAAAAGCAAACGTGGTATACAGTGAGCAAATAATAAACGCTGATACTAGAATTAACGCGTTTAACTTACGCGCAGACTTTACTGAGCTAAAAGCTGACTCAACTCTTTTTTCAGCTGATGCTAACCAAATGTAACACATAACACATGGCTAAACAAATTATAAATATAGGTTCAAGTGCTAATGACGGAACTGGCTCTACGCTTAGGGAAGCATTTGACATTTGTAACGATAACTTCACAGAAATTTACGGTGGTACAACATCAGCCTTAGGCTTCAAAGCTGAAGGAACTAACTTCACAGGATCACTTCTAATCGGTCACAGTACTACTGGAACTATTTCATCCGCTCATTATAACACAGGTTTAGGTATAGGTGCTTTAGACGCTTTAACATCTGGAGATTACAACGCAGCATTTGGTTATAATGCTGGTACAGCTATTACAACTGGTAGTCAAAATGTATTATTTGGCCCTAATGCTGGTGCGGCTTTGCAAGGTGGTACTAATAATGTAGCTATAGGTTTTGAAGCTCTTCTTACCGAAGACG